CGTTTAATTACTACACCGATGGTAATTGGCATGACAAGAGTGGATCTCCAGTTAAAAATTGGAGACTCAAGATGCACGTTTGGTTTAAGGATGGCTATAAGATTCAAGAGGAGAAAATTAAAGTGAGGGACATCTTTGGAGGAACACACTTAAAAACTCAAGAGGAAATAAACAAAGCTGAACCAGGATTTTTCAATAAAATATGAGCAACTACCAAAAATTATCTGCCCTTGGAATTGTCTGCAAGGATACCTCGGCACAACAAAAAGTAAACTGTCCGTTCTGCAAAGACACGAGAAGTAACAAGAAGGACAAGAGTCTATCTGTAAATGTCGAGTTAGGTGTGTACAAGTGTCACTACCCAAACTGCGAAGCGTTTATGGGTAAGAGTGTAAACAAGTCGGACCGCAAGGTTGAGTACTTCATCCCTACATCTAAACTTCAAAAGGTGAGCGACAAGGTCCTCTCTTGGTTTGAGAAGAGAGGGATCTCCAACAACACTTTGCTGAAACTAAAAGTTACGGAAGAGGAATGTTTTTTCCCTCAAGCCGGAGAGAATAGAAACGCCATATGTTTTAACTACTTCCGAGGAGGTGACTTGGTTAACATCAAGTACAGAGACGCGGCAAAGAACTTTCGGATGGTTAAGGATGCCGAATTGATTCTGTACAACCTGAACTCCATAGAAGGCTATGACTGGTGTGTAATCGTTGAGGGTGAAATGGACGCTCTATCTTTGGAGGAAGCTCAAATTTACCCTGTCGTAAGCGTTCCTAATGGAGCAACGAAAGGAAATCAAAACCTCAAGTATTTAGATAACTGCATTGATGCGTTTGCGGACAAGGATAAGGTAATCATTTTTACCGATAATGACTCAGCAGGACTCTCTCTTCGTGAGGAATTAACACGAAGATTGGGACGCGAGAAGATTTGGTATGTGAACATACCCGATGGTTGTAAGGACGCTAACGAAATATTAGTTAATTACGGAGTAGAACTTCTTCAGAAGGTAGTTGCAGAAGCCTATCAAATACCAATAGAGGGCATTGAGAAAGTAAATGACGTGAAGGAGAAAATATCTGACATATATCTTAATGGGTTTCCTCATGGGTTGAAAGCAGGGTTTAATCAATTTGATGAGCATATCTCGTTTCGAGGGTCAGAGTTCACCATCATCACAGGAACACCCAACGCAGGAAAGTCAACTTTTCTGAACAATTTACTTGTCAGATTGTCTGCGAAACATTCGTGGAAGATAGCAATGTTTTCCCCAGAAAAGCAACCTACAGAGATACTTTTTTCTGAACTTGCTGAAATATTTATCGGTAAGCCTTTCTTCTCATTTGTACCTACCGCAAAGATGTCTCAAGAGGAGGTGGATAAGGCTCGTGACTTTGTAGAAGAGTTTTTCTTCTTCATGAAGATAGATGAGATGGATGTTACCATTGATGGTATACTAGACAAAGCAGCTGAACTTGTGAAGAGGAACGGAATCAATTGCCTTGTGATAGATCCTTGGAACTATGTTGAACACCAAGTCCCAAAGGGAATGAGTGAGACACAGTATATCTCAGAAGCACTCACAAAGGTTAAACGATTCAAGGATCGTTACGGAGTCCATGTCTTTGTTATTGCACACCCTACAAAGATCAGGAAGGAAAACGGAGTGTATGTTATGCCTACGCTTTATGATATAGCCGGATCTGCTCACTTCTTCAACAAGTGTGACAATGGCTTTGTTGCATATCGAGACTATGTGTCTGGGCAAACTCTCATCAACATCCAAAAGATACGTTGGTCCTTCATTGGCCGGGTTGGAGAAGTTCCTTTCATTTACGATGTGAAGACAAAAAGATTTGCAGAGGTTGGTGATGATAGTAGAGGAATCCTACTAGATGAATACGAAACAAGACAACAAGAATATGAAGACGAAGACATACCATTCTGATCCAGCATTTCAGTATGGCCTTCGACAAGTCGCAATCACTAAACTGAAGGACGGAGAGTTAATTGGCTCAAAACAAGACTTCTACGAAAACATTGAGGCTGTTTATATCTGTGTTGATAAAAAATATGTTGAAATAGTTGAAGTTTTATTTGGATTTTGTGAAAAGAATGTTAGATATTTGCGAAACAATAACATAATCGATAAAGAAGTAAAGGATGAAATTAAGACTAAAGCGAATAAAAGGACTTGTAAAGAACTTGGTATCGACAAGCCGATCAACACTCAAAGTTACAAACGCAAATATTTTCAAAATCTGTACAAGTTCGTATACTGGGACTTCATCCAAAGACACACACTAGAACAAGTTAAAGAAATTTTTAATAACCTATAACAATAAGAATGGAAGTAAAAGAAAGAAAAGTTCGGTTTGGTGATATCTTAGAGTATGTGCCGAACGATAAAAAAGAAATGTTTATTCATGACTTGGTAATCTTCGTTCCTCATTTAAAGGAGGAAGCTGATAAAATTAGCCATGTGATTTACAACGTGTCAATAGGGACTAATATGAGAACCTATATTGACCTAATGAAAGATATCGCTAAGAAAGTTTATAACTCGCCAGGTGATTCAACTAGAAAGAGAGAGAATATTCTTTACAGACAACTAGTTTATTGGATGATGCACAAAACATTGCCGGTTACATTGGCAGGCATTGGTAGTGAGTTTGAAAATAAAAACCACGCTACAGTATTGCATGGTATTAGAACATTTGAAAACACTGTTGAGACATCTTGGAAGGATAGGATGTTGATACAATATTTTGTTGAGAAGATGGAAGAGAACGGATATCCTCAACCTAAAGAAGCACTTTCAGACCTATACTTTAAACTTAAAATTCAAAAATAAACTATGGAAATCACAATTCAAAAGCCACACAAGACAGAATATTTCTTTAAAGGAGAAATTACTTTAGACGTGAAGTATGAATACACGCTGGTTAAATCTGTAACTGCGGAAGGAACAATTTACGGAGTGTCTGCTCATCTATCAATAGATGAGACAGATAAAAGTGATTGGAGCGAAACAAAACAAAAGTTTGTTCAAGATATTATCCGTAAACACTACGAGACATATGGAGCAGAATAGTACTCACAACATAGATCCTCACTACGAGATTAAGGACTCCAAGATACTCACCAAGTTAATTGAGGACCTTAAAAAAAGAGAGAAGAAAGGGTATCTCCAATACGGAACAACAGTGGACCGAACTGATTACGACCACCTCATGTGGTTACAAGAAGCCTATGAGGAATGCCTTGACATGGCTGTTTATTTAAAAAGTGCAATCGAAAAAATAAAAAACAAATGAGATACGGATCAGTATGTTCGGGAGTAGAAGCCGCTACGATGGCTTGGCATCCACTAGGTTGGAAGGCGCAATGGTTTTCAGAAATAGAACCCTTCCCATCAGCTGTCCTACAGCACCATTATCCAGAAGTTCCCAACTTAGGGGACATGACTTTAATTCACTCAAACCCTATATTTAATGAAACAACTATCGATGTTCTCGTTGGAGGAACTCCCTGCCAATCATTCTCAGTTGCAGGTCTCCGAAAAGGAATGGAAGACCCTCGTGGCAACCTGGCCCTTGAATTCTGTCGCATTGCTAACAAAGCAAAACCCCAGTGGATCGTTTGGGAAAATGTCCCCGGTGTCTTGTCAAGTAACGGAGGAAAAGATTTTGCTTCCCTCCTCGGGGCGTTGGGGGAACTCGGGTATGGGTTCGCCTACAGAGTTTTTGACGCTCAACACTTTGGAGTCCCACAAAGACGCAGAAGAGTCTTTCTTATCGGATATCTTGGAGACTGGAGACCTGCCGCAGCGGTTCTATTTGAGTCAGAAAGCCTGTGCAGGAATATTACGGAGAGCAGAGGTAAGAGGGAAAAAGTTACCCGAGCGATTGAAGGAAGCTCTACTACATACCGTAAATCAAGCCGAGCAACAACCAAAGACGGATTAGAGACATGGGTTGAAGACGATGTGTCAAACACTCTTAATTGTTTTGACGTTGGTGATGTTAGATCAACTGTGTCTGTTGTAGAACCAGACTCATGGTGGGACGGAGGTCAAACAGCCGCAAGTTTAACTACTCGTTGTCACGATCAGTATATGCCCGACAAAGGACACTTCTCTGCGGTAATTCAAAAAGATGTTTACGAAAATCATCCTAACGATAGCAGAGTTAAAGAAATGGGAGAGACAAGTAGTACAGTAACATCTCGTTGGGGTACAGGCGGTGGTAACACACCAATAGTTTCTGAAACAAAGTGGTTACCACCAAATGAGTCTGAAACAATAGGTACTCTTTTAGCAAGAGATTACAAAGGCATTGGAAATGAAGATCTTGCTGATGGTAGGGGATTAGTCGTTTCCGAAAATAAAACAATTGTGTTGGATAGAGCTTCTTTCAACCAAGGTCAGAACGCTCAATACGAACCTAAAATTGAAGAGTCTGAAACTTCTCCAACATTAGTTGCTAAAGGTCCACACGCTGTATTTCCTGTTGCCGTTGATATGTACAATATGAGCATCAACGAGAAGACTTCTCAAACCTTATCGTCCTCCGCTTCGGATATCAACCACACTGGTGGTACAATTACGAACGCAAGAGTTCGTAGGCTAACTCCTGTAGAATGCGAGAGGTTACAAGGATTCCCTGATAACTTCACAAACATCCCATACCGAAAAAAACCAGAGTCTCCAGATGGACCAAGGTACAAGGCGATGGGCAACTCAATGGCTGTTCCTGTAATGGCGTGGATTGGAAAGAGAATTCAAGAAGTAAGTGAAACAATTAATCAACAGAACGATGTCAACAAAAAGTAGAAAATTATTTATATTCTTATTGTCGGTTATCATAACTTGCCTAGCGTTAAGTTGCGACATAAGTAACTACCACCCAATACAAAAAGAAGACCACCAAATGTTTAAGGCCACTTACATACCCAGGGATACTGTGTATGTAGATCCAGCAACTGTAGGCACAACAACTGACCCTGAATATTAAACACTATGAACAAATTTCTAATGGCGGCTGTAATTATAACAGCGATAATAGTATTCCTCTCCTACTTTGGGGGTGATGATAATGAAAAAGGATTACAGTCATGACAATTACACTAAACGAATCAGAGGTTCACTTCTTGAGAACTCTTGCTTCTACAAGAGCATTTGTAAGCAGAAAGAAGAATGTGGTGGATCAGAAGTTCGCCTCAGATAAGTCGGGGTACGAAATAGACTTCGATGGATGCCTATCTGAGTACGCATTCTGCAAGTGGCATAACATTCACTTCAGCCTATCTTTTGGAGACGATACAGCAGGTCAACCAGACTGTGTGTATAAGAACTTGAACATTGACATTAAAAGCACTCGCCTTCCTC